TCGAACACGGCATGGCAGCTAACCCCTCGGGGCTCGGCTGTTGAACATCGTCTGGCTTCGGGAGGGTATCAGGTAGGCTCATATCTTTAGGCTTCGTTTCGGGGTTGCTGCATTTTGATGTTCAAAATCTTCATCAAGTGCATGGCCTGATACCGGGCGTCATCCAGTGCATGGTGATGGGTGCCGGTGCGCTCGAGCGTCACTTGGGGGTGGAGGTTTTTCAAAGTGCGGTAGCACCGGTCATTCCAATGTTTCCACGGGGGGCGAACCTGAAGGTAAGCATAAGCCGTGTTCAGCAGGACGTTGTCAAAGCCGACGCCGCAGCCCCAGACCTCGGCCTCGGGATCTGCGACCCACGCGCTGAATGCCTCCAGCGCCGACCGCAACGGGACCGACGGAGCCAGCAATTCCGACCGCGCCTTCTCACTGCGCTGCAACCACCAGAGCAAGGTGGGCGGATCAATGACAAGCCCGGCATCGACCGAGCTTTGCATGTCGATGCGGATGTAAAAGTCGGAAGTGATCTCGCCGCCGCCAAACTTGACGGCCCCGATGGAGGTGATGACCGACCCCGGGCGGGTGCCGAGGGTTTCAAGGTCGAGCATGATTTGGGTTTTCATGGGTGTTATTGCTGGCGCTGGGTGGGGTTGTTGCTGAAGAGTTTGTCGGTGGTGCTGACCATGCGGAAAAATTCCTTGTCGAACCGAATGCGGATGGGGGGGCCGTCGCTGGTGGTTTTTCCTTCCTTGAGCTTGACGAGATCGAGACCGACAAACTGTGGGCCGTCGGGGTCATCGTCGTCGTCGGTGGCGTTGTCTTTGTCGCCTCCATCGGCATCGCAAAGGATGGCGATGTAGTCGGCGTCTTGCTCGATCTGGCCGGAGTCTTTGATGTCGGCCATGGAGGGACGCGGCTTGTCGCCATCGCGATTAATCTGAGCGAGGGCGAAGATGGGGATGTCAAGCTCGTGGGCGAGGGCTTTGAGCCCATTGGAGACCTCGGCCATCATGGTGGTGCGTGACATCTGCGCGGCACGGGAGGATGAGGAGAGGAGCTGGAGGTAATCGACCATGACCCACTTCAAGCCGAAGCGCTTGACGGCCTGCCGGACCTTGACGCGGAACTCCTGGATGGAGAGGCCAAAGCAGGCTTCGATGTAGATGTTGGAGGCCATGAACAGGGGCACGGCGGCGCGGAGGTCGTCCTGACTCTGACGGCTCATCATGCCATCGCGGGAGCGTCCGAGATTGATCTGAGCATGGCTGCACAGCATGCGACGGACGAGGCGCTGGGCCTCGGTCTCGAGCGACCAGATGCCGCCTGGGAGAGGGGCCTGCTCAAAGGGGGAGTAGTCGGCGACTCCAAAGCCCATGTTTTTGGCCATCTGAAGCATGGCGACGGTCTTGCCTTTGGAGGGGCGGGCGGCGAGGATGAATAGGCCGGTCTCGATGCCCATGGTGGCGCGGTCGAGATCGGTGAATCCGGTGGCGATGCCTCGGGTGACGTGTCCCCGATTGCTGTAGGCGCGGGTGATGTCATCGACGGCACCAGGCAGGAGGTGCTTGATGTGCTGGAGGCCATTGCGACTGCTGGCGGGCTGCAACTCGGTGAGACGGCCCTCGGCCTCGACAACGAGGTGGTGGGCTTTCTGGGTGGGCTCTGATTTGCGGAAGTTCTGCGCGGCCACAATCGTCTCGGCGGAGGCGCGGATGAGGCGGCGGGTGGTCCAGTGATCGAGCATTTGCTCGAGGCAGTAGGCCCAGATGGAGGCGGAGGCGGGGGTGGTGGTGTAAAGCTCGGAGATGCGGGAAGCGCCGCCGACTTTGTCGAGATTTCCCGCTTGCCTCAAGCGGTCGGCCACGGTGACGGGGGTGACGGGACTCTCGCAGATGAAGAGGTCTTGCATGGTGTGGAAGATCTCGCGGAAGGTGTCGCTGTGGAAGGCGTCGGCTTTGAGCTTGGTGATGCTCTCGGGCATGTAGGTCTCGGGGTCGTTCATGAGGCAGGCCAGCACGCCCTCCTCGGCGTCGGGGCTGTGAGGCAGGGGCTGATTGAGATTGGCGAGGAGTTCCTCGGTGGCAGGGGGTTTGGGTAGGGACATGGTGGGTTAAGGGGGGCTTTAGGCGGCGGTGATCTCCCGGCGGAAGTCGGGCGTGGTTTGGCTCCATTGGAGGTGATCGGGTGGGTTCATGCCCAACTCGCGAGCGCGGGCTCGCCAGTCGAAGTCGGGCTCGGGCAGGATGCGGCTCGCTTTTTCTTTTTTTTGCGGGGCGTCCGGCTCGTGCTTCCACTCGGCGGGATCGTCGGCAAAGCGGCCTGCATTGAACCAGGTGGCGGGGTGCGGGATGAACTGGCGCTCGGTGCCTGCGGTGGCGGTGGCGTAGGCGGTGACGGCTGCGAGCAGGGTGGCGGCGGGGATGCCCTGGGCTAAGCGCTTCTGGATGGCGCGGAGAGCGGCGTCGGGGGCGATCTTGCGCGGGTAGGCGAGGTAGATGGCCTTGGTCTCATCGGTCCACACAAGCTTTGGCCGACTGCCCTTTTTCTTTTTTTCGGTTTCGGACTGGCCAGTGAGTGGAGGGGGTCGATCTGAGTCGAGATCAGAGCCAAAAGGCGGGGAGGAATCCGTCCCCTTGGGGACTATAGGGGTACTATTCTGGTTACTGGTTACTGGTTTCTGGTTACTGGTTACTGTATAGTAATTCGCCTGACCTGTTTCAGTATTACTGGATTCATACGGGTGTATTACGGGTGTATTACTGGCGGATAACTGGCGTATGTGTCGCGTCTGCTCGTCGTAATACCGGGAAGGATCGGACAGAAAGGTTTCAAGCGTGGGGCGCTCGGCCTCGCCATTGACTGATTTCCAATGCCTACAGAGGATGGCGTAACGCTTTTCCAGTCCGTTTTGGTGAAATCTGTCTATCTCCCGCTCGACCCTTTTTTGAATCCAAACTTTTCGGGCCGCATCATGGACGAAACAGCGGCGTAAAACGAGCATCAAGGCGTCGCGCTCGGATTTGGTTTCGACGCCAGCAATCCATTCGATTTCGGTGGCGTCATCGGTCAGTGCTTTCTCGCTTTTATAATACTCCATGAGGAGGCGGAGGAAGATGCCAAGATGCACCGGTTTGAACCGCTCGGTGGCTTGGCTGAAGTCGCCGATGTTGAAAGGGATGATGTGCATGGTCTAAAGGGTGTGGGAGAGGTCGCGGTAGAGCTGGGCGCGAAACTGGTGGGAGGTGCGGGCGGCTTTGGGCGGCTGGCCGCGCCAGACGGCCACGATGGCGGTGCTGCCGATAAAACGCTCGATGACCAAAGCGACGGGGATGCCGGTGCCCGCAAAGTCGGACAGGACGGGCATGAAGATGGTCTTCTGGTTGGCCTCGGTAAACGGGTAGGGCCGTGTCACCGGGGTGACGATCTTGGCCTTCTTGGCCTCTTTGGCCGTCAGGATGGGGGTGGTCTCAGAGGTCATGGTCGGAAAGGGTGTAGAGTTGTCGGGCCGGAGGGGTCACGCGGCTCGCGAGGATGGGCTGGGCCATCTCCACGATCTTCTGCATGAGGATCTCCCTGCGCAGGCTGCAAGGCAGGCCGTCACGCTCCCGCTGAAACACAGCCCTGGCGTCCTTGATGATGTCGTCGAGCGGGTTAGGGTTATTCACAGCCGCGCCCCCCCTTCTTTTTTTTTGCTGATCATGGCCCGTGCAGGAGTGGGTGCTGTCGGTGTCCCCTCGTGAGAACCCGAGATCCCCAAGGCCGAGGCAATGCGAATAAATTTTGCAGACCGGAATGGATAGTATAGGAGCAGCGCCGACCGCGCCTCGACCCCCCGCCCCCCCGTCGGAAAATCGCAACCGCAGCCGAGCGCAGTGTCACCGAGAGTGTCACGGGTCTGGCTAATGCACTCAGCACCAACGGATAAGGCAATCAGCGCAGCAGATAGTAAATCCAATGGTGAGGGTAACGATGCACCCGGCACGGGTCCGACCGGGCCGGCCGACAGTGCGGAATTTATCCGCGCTGCTGAATCCATTACATGGACATCGGCAGCCTGGACACCACCGAGCAGAGACAATGCTCTATCGAATTGCTCCACAGCCACGATCACGCGCCGACCCTCCTCATGAGTTCGGACTCGGGGATCAGCACCGCAGCAGAGCGTGCCGTGCCGATCTTACGCACCGATAGCGAACCATCAGCCACCCAGCTTCGGATCGTCGGCTCGCTCAATCCTAGCCACTCAGCCGCAGTTTTCACGGTGTAGTGAGGCTCCAATTTTCTCAAGCAAAAAAAAGAAAGCGAGCGGGCAGGGATGCGCCACCCTGTCAGCGTCTGCCTCGCACCAGGCAGCAGACCAACCACACACCAGCGCCGCACCATCTCCGGTGGCGTGCTCATCATCTCGCTGACCTCTGCTAGCGACAAAGAGCCGGTCGAGAGTAGCGCAGGGGCTGGATTTGGTTTCGGCATCGTTAGAAAAAAAGAGAAAGGCGGCAGTTACAGCACCACCAGTTGAGCACGACGCACACCACACAGAGCCCGGTAGGCATCCCACTGGTCCAGCATCAGCCGCACCCCAGACAGGCCCGCAGCGCCCACAGGCACCGAGCCATCTGGCAACGGCACACCGGCCACGGCCTCGCAGCCCGAGACCCAATGAAGAAACACCGCGTCAACCAGTGGCCACTCGGTTGAGTCGAGCAGATCCGCGCTCATGGGTGCCGACCTCCCAGTCCAAAGGGAAAGACCTTATCAAGCGCGAAAAACAGAGCCGACTCCAATGCCCGACGCTCCGCCAGCTCACGGGCCGCACAGCACAGCCGCGACTCCGGCTCATGCGACAGCAGCCGAGGCCCGCGTTGAGCATACCACAGCCGCCAGGCATCAAAGCCTTGGGCACCGGTCACCAGCGCCCGCCGTAAATAGTTGGTCGGCTTCATGGGCGGTACCTCCTATTGGTGCCAACGATCCGGTGATCAAATCTCACACTGCCGGCACTTCGGCGAGCACGCCAGGTGCGGACCTCCAGTGCCACCGTGCCTAGGCACAGCACCAACGCAGCCGAAAAAAAGAGCAGGCCCATAAAACTACGCGGCCTCCTTCTGGTCTGCGGTTTCGTTCGTGGGCACCAGCTTTTCAAGCTCCGCGATGCGGAGAGAGAGCACTTCTTCTTCATCCAGCGCAGCGCGGGCCGTTGGCACATCGCCGCGCTGGCGGGCTTGAGCACAGACAGCCCGCAAATTGCGCAGCAAGCGCAGAGCGGGCAGGGGATCAGTGGGGTTTGTCATCATAGCGTTATGAGCAAAATGGCGCACACTTCAAACCTTGGCAAGATAATATTTGCACAATAAGCCGATTTGCTCGATATTCTATGAATGACCGACCACCTTGCTATCGCCCTCCGTAATTACCTTGAGCGCTTTGACCGCTCCGCCCTCGATGTCGAGCGCACTGCTGGCCTGCCTAACGCCACCATTGCCGGAGTCATTCGAGGTCGCCATCCGCGCTCCGACACCATGACCGCCCTTCTCGCCGCCGTGCCCATCGAAATCGCCCGCACCTTTCTCATCGCCTACCTCAAAGACGACTGCCCCGACGACTGGGAAGGAAAGGTCCTCATCGATGTCCTGCTCAATGACTCAGGCATCCACGAGCGCAACGCCACCAGCTACACCGCAAACCAGCCCACTGACCGCCAGACCCAGCTTGAGGACGCCCTCGCCGCTCTCACTCACGCCGCCCAAGGCGACAGCGCAACGCGAGATTGGATCATTGACACCGCCAAGCTGTTAAATCTCATCCCTTAACGACCAGGATCAGCCATGAAGGCGGGCGATAGATACACGCTGACACGACGACTCCGCCCCGCCGAATTGGCTGCATACTGATTGTTCTCTGACGCTGGTGAAAAATATTCAAAATAGGACTTGTGTCGTGTAGCTTTATGCTACATAATACAAACGTATGACAACTCTACCATCCATCGCTGAAATCAAGAAGATGCCCATCGAGGCAGTAGCAATCGTGTGGGCAGACATCTGTATGCCGTCACGTAAAAGTCCGCTCAACTATGAAGCTGCCAAAGGCAAGGAAGCGGCTGCCATCAAGCGCGTTTTCAACGCTGCGGTAAAAAGGATGTCAGCAGCATGACTCCTGCCCAATACAAATCCACCCGCGAACGCCTAGGCACACAAGCCGAGGTTGCTCGTCTGCTTGGCGTGAATCGCGTCACTGTCGCGAAGCGGGAGAACGGCACCATGACCATCACAAACGAGGCAGTCCTAGCGATTCAGTCGCTACGCAGGCCGAGAGGCAAACGCATCGCCCGGCGCTCGAACGTCCCAGCTGTGCCAGCGAGGAACGAGCTTGGCACCAGCGCCGAGTTCTGGCCCGTTTTGACTGCCAAAAATAATTTCATATTTCCGCTTGCGCTTGTGTAATGCTGCATTACTATTAATCACGCTCAAGAGAGCGCAGTTAAACAACTCAACTCGCCAAACACCATGATCCCAAACATCACCTTCACCGCTATCGCCACCGACCTCCTCCCAATACTCGCCGCTGAAATCCCAACTGGCCATAGCGTAGTGGCAACCATCGGCACCATGACGGCAACTGGAGCAACCAAAGCGGAAGCTGCAAATGCAGTCATCGCACTGTGGAGCCAATCGGAGGCAAGCAAACTCGCCTCCGCCACATGGGAAGCAAACCGCGAAGCAATCTACGCCTAAACGACCCATGAAGACCTACACACCATCAGTCATCCTGCATCCCAATGCTGGGCAGTGGCCCGACCTAGCGCCTCATATTGAGGCAGCAAAATCAAAAGCCGCTGAGCTTACGGCAAGCCTGAGTAAAGAGGCAATGTCGAGTAAGCGTGCAGCCATAGCAAAGGCGGCATGGGCAATCCACGGCAGCGGCTACTCCGCGATGATTATCGCTCGCGCAGTATGACGCCCGCCGACTACAAAACTGAGCGCATCAAGCGCGGTCTCTCGCAGACCGCGCTTGCCGCGTTGGTTGGCGTCTCACGCGGCTGCATCAACTACCGCGAGGCGGGACATGATCGCTACCCCATTACCAACGAAGCGTGGCTTGCCATTTGCTCGCTGCCGCAGGCCAAAGCGCGTCCATCACGCAAGGGCCAGAACACTTAGCTCACCGACACGGTGCTTTGACCGTGATCGGTGCAGCGAAAGTTCACCGCCTAACCCAAACACGGGGGCCGCGCATCCTACACGCGGACACAAAACCAAATCCAAATCCAAACATCATGAAAACACTCTACCAAATCATTACTCCATCGGAAACCTACGTCAGCACCGCTCGCGGCAGCGTCGCCCGGCATGAGTTGCAAATGCAGGACGCGCTCAGCGATCCGAGCTACACCTGCCAGATCGTCAATTTCCTCAACGACCGGTCCAACGAGTCGCCAGACATCGCGCTGAAGGTGGAAACACCCGACGACCTATGGGTAGCCATCAGTGACGACAAATGCCAGACCTGGTCAGACGCCGAGGCTCTCGCCGCCGAGCTGGGCTATGAGCTCACGTTTGACAGTAACAACCACAGCTCTTGGAATTATCGGTTTGAGCTCATTACTCGTGCCACCGCCTAGTTCCGCCCCGTCTGCCCTGGTCATCCGGCCAGGGCAGCAGGGACGGCACCCGCCGCCATCACCCCAGCCGGAAAAACGCCCCGCCTAGTCGATGCCATCGAGCACGCCGCCCGGGTCGCCCTCGCTCAGGCACAGTCCGCCTCTCGCGATCAAAGACCCCCGGCGACACCCTCCTCATCGCCGAAGACCCCCCCGCTTAAAAATTCCGGCTCACCTTCACCGTCCGGCGCTCGCCACCGCCGACAGCACCGGCACCAACGTCTGGAGAAACACAATTTTCGCGTTCATATCGGCCCCATAGTAACTATTGCACCCAAACCATCAAGTTATTTGTGCAATTAATTTACTCCGCGCCCAATT